CACGGAGGGTGACCCGTCATCGTGGTCGGTTGATGTCATGGCCTTGCGCTGCGCTGGCATCTGGCGGCCCCGACTCCGGCAAGGTCTGGCGCCAAGCTAAGGATTCACCGCCGGAAGGCAAGCCCCGGCGCGGAGGGTGAACAGCGAAGACGCGAAGGCGCGAAGCGGGGAACGTCATGGCTTTGCCTTCCTTCGCGTCTTCGCGTCTTCGCTGTTAATCCCATGCCGGTCACTGCTGATACCCGCACAGTTCCCCCACATCCACCTTGCAATACCGCACCCGTTTGCCGGTGCGCCCCACCTTCAGCGTCCGAATCCGGCGCAACTCCACCATCGCCCGGATGTCATCGCGCCGCAGCCCCGTGAACCGGCACACCGTTTCCAACGGCACCCACGCCGGCAACCCCATCCACGTCTTCCTGCTGATCTCGTCCATTGTTCCTTTCCTGCTTTCCTGCCTTCCAAATTCAATAAGCGTAACCCGCCTTCGCCCGGAACATCCCCGGCGTGACATGCACCAGCTCGTCGTCCTGCGCCACGTAACGCACGAGGTCCGCCGGATCCTTGCACGCGCCGTCCTCGCCGCCGCGCCCGGTGAAATTCTCGAACATCCACATCACCTGCTGCGCCGCGTCGCTCACGTAGAGCCTCGGTTCATTCACCACCGCGCACAGCGGACGCTGCTCGTCGAAACTCAGCAGGTCATGCACGGCCGTCACCCCGTTGTCATCGCCCCGGCCCGTGTAGGCGGGAATCAGGTCCACGCCCTCATGCACCTGGCCGCGCTCCTCCTGCTTCGCCGCAAACAGCTCGATCAGGTTCGTGCCGCCCTTCTCGGCCGCCTGCGGATTCATCGCCGCCCGCGGGTCAATCTTCCGCAGTTGGATCGGATACCGCACCGTCACCCCCCGCTTCCGCACCTCCGCAACTTGCTCCCGTCCCCACTTCATTCTGCCTTCTTCCTTCTTCATTCCGCCTTTGGCCATGGTTTCGTCGAGAAGCCTCCTCGCCATCGGGTCCTGCGCCTTCCATTCCCCGTCCGCGCCCAGCTCCAGCGGAATCGTCTCCAGCTCCTTCAGCAGCCGTTTGTAGCGCGTCACCCCATAGCCCAGGTTCATCTGCGCCGGGCCCGCGTCGCCATCCCAGCCGTGCCGTGAATCCTGCGTCACCTTGCGTTCCGTCGGCACCGCCCACTCGCCGTAAGTCTGGCAGTCAGGCCAATCCTTCCAGATGAACAGCCGGCGCGGATTGCCCGGCGCCACGCGCACGTAGAGCAGGAACCAGTTGCGCGCCCCGGCCGGGTCGATGAACAGGTAGTTGGTCCCCTCCGCCGGCAGCTCGCGCTCGCGCACCACATGCACGTTGCGGTTGAACGTCGGGAACTGGAGCCCCATCACGTCCTTGGTGAACCCGTAGAAGATTCGCAGCACGTAGTCCCGCGGCTTGCCCTCGACCGCCCGCGCCACCTGCTGCCCGTAGGTCTCGCCGCCGCTGCCGAACACCGTCATGTCCGAATGGAAGTAAACCACCCGCGTGCGCTGGATGGCCCCGGCCTGCACCAGCGGCACGCGCCCCGGCCGGCACCCATCGACCAGCACTTGGTTCTGCGGCAGTATCTTCGCCACCTTCGTCCGCAAAATCTTGCCCGTGCCCACCGCTTCCTTGATCGCCGGCGTGATGCCGTTGATCGGCGTGAAGCTCCACACACCGTAGCCGGGCCGATACTCACCGCGGCGCCGCAGCATGGTCAGCCACGGGATCGGCGCGTTCTCGTCGAGCCACCATGCCGGGCCGTAACCCTCGCGGGCGCCGAACTCGAAGCCCTCGAACTCCGCCGGGTCGCCGCGATACGTGGCGAACAGCAGCTTCACCCCGCTCGGCAGCACCAGGATGCGGTCGGCGAACCCGTTCTTCGGGTCGTAACCGATGCTGAACACGCGCCGCGGATCGCGCCGGCCGTTCAACGCCTTCAGGTCCGGCGGCAGGAAGCGCCACACCAGTTGCTGCGCCGTCTCGATGCTGCTCCGTTCCGTCTCCGACCCCACGAGGAACCGGGCATCGCTGCCCGCGTCCTGCGACAGCATTTCCAGCACCAGATGATAGGCGCAGTAGAACGACTTGCCCGACCGATTGCCCCCGAGCAACACCAGCAGCTTGGGCCGATACCGCCGCACCACGCGCCGCGTGAGTTTCCACGACTTCATGGGCGGCAGGAACTGGAGCGGGTCCCGTTCCGCGTCCGCAATGGCCTGCCGGCGCCGGCTCAGGAAGCCGCCCAGCCCGCGCTCCCCGTGATTCCGCAGGATCGCCCGCGCCTGCCGCTCCGTCGGCAACGCGAACAGCGGATGTTGTGGCTCCTGCTCAAACATGGTCAGGCAAATCGGGATGGAACAGCGAAGGCGCGAGGGCGCGAAGCGGGAAACGTCATGGCTTGGCCTCCTTGGCATGGTCCCATTCTTCAATCGCCACCTCGTCTTCCGTGAAGACGGATTCACGCAGTCGGAAGGCAATTTCATCCCCCGCCTCCACCAGCCGGCGGATGCGCTCGCGGGCAGCGTGAAGTTCCATCGCGGCCCCAAGCTCCGGGCACCCCATCGCGTCGTCATCGCGGGCACAACCGGGGAATCCGGAGCGACAGGCGGCCCACTGCTCCTTGGGCAACTGGCAGTAAACACACGCCCCGGCCGAGTTTGCGAGCGCCGCCCGCAGCCGGGTGTTTTCGCCATTGGCTTCGGCCAGCTCGCGTTCGAGTTGCTCCATAAACGCCCTCACCTCGCCGGAACCCATCAGGCCGCGAGAGAATCTGTCGCATACCGTATCAGTCCTCGGTGTTGGTGTGTCGCTCATTTCAACCTCCGTTCCGCGTCTTCGATCATCGCAACCAACTGTTTCGCGTTATCAAATGCCCAACGCTCGGTTTTGATCGTGAAGTATTTTCCAGCGCCTCCGTCGTGAGATTCGATTTCGATGTATTGGCCAATCGTGCTGTCGTCGCAGCCGTCGTTTTCTTGGCTGTAGGTTAGCATACCAGCTTCAAGAACTGGTTTTTTGCTTGGTGTGTCGCTCATGCTTTTGCCTTTCTTCGCGTCTTCGCGTCTTCGCGTCTTCGCTGTTCATTTGGTTTTCCTTTGCTTTGCCGTCTCCGCGTCTCCGCGTCTTCCCCTCTCCGCGTCTCCGACCACCCGTTCCCATTCCCTTAGCCAGTGCAGGCAGTTGCCCGGGTTGGCGATCTGCCGTTGCCAGCAGACCAAATCCAGCATGGCCTCGCGTTCCAGTTCCGCCGACGGCCCGGCCGACCACGCCGCGTGATACTGCGTGGTGCGTTCGGCGACCCACCGCTCGATGGTGGCGTCGGTCTGGCGCCACACCCAATTGGCCACCAGCGCGGCGTCGCCGTTGCGCCACGGCGCGGGCCCATTCCGCGCCGGCCACGCCGCCGCCGCCTCCGCCGTGGGCACCGTGCCCCACCGCTGCTTGGGCACCTCAGTTTCCGGTTTCACACTCATGGGCATTTGAATCTGGAAGGCAGGAAATCAGGAAGCGGATCACTTCTTTCCGTCGAGAATCCAGTCCAGCGTTGTGGTGTTCGGGTATTTGCGGTGATAGCGCGCCTTGCTGTATGCAATGCACCCGCCAAACAGACCGACAACACCCGCGACCAAAACCGCCACGATTAGCCTATCCCACATCTGCTTCATTGGTTTCCTTTCATGTTTTCCTGCCTTCCAGATTCATCTTCGTTCCGTCACTGCGGCAATTCCTGCGGGGTTTCGTCGTTGTCCACGTGCGCGTCGATGAACCGCATCCACGGTTTCACGAACACCAGCTCACACGGCCCGGTCGGGCCGTTGCGCTGCTTCACGATGAACAAATCCCGCCGCTGGCAATGCCGCTCCAGGTCGTCCCGCATCTTGGCCGGCAACACCGCCATCGCCCGGCTTTGCATCCATGCCAGCTTACGCTCGGCGATGGCCCGCTTCACCTCGTCGTCGGATTGGATGTCCCGCTTGGCCCGCGTGAGGTCCACCTTCTTCAGGAACGCCACCACGTCGGCGTCGGCCGTGGGTTTCGCCGAGTCTTTGAGGTCGGACAGTTGCGGCTCGCGCTCGCGCTCGGCGCGCTCCTGGTTGAAGTTCTCCTGCGCCAATACGATGAACGGAATCTTCAGCTCCTTCTTCAGCTTCATCAGGCCGTCGCTCACGTCGGAGATCCGCATGTTCAGGTCGCGATAATTCACGCCGCTGCGTCCGCCCATCAGTTGCAGGTAGTCGATGAAGATGGCCTGCACGCCCTGCTCGCGCACCATGCGCCGCGCCCGGATGGACAGCTCGTCGATGTTCAGACCGCTGCTGTCGTCCACGTGCAGCGGCACGCGCTTCAGCTCGGAGAAGGCGGTGGTCAGCCGGGCCGGTTCGTCATCCCGCAGGAACCCGTTGCGATACGCCTGGAAGTTTGCGCCGGCCCGCTGGAACACCAACCGGCTCGCCAGTTGCAGCCGGTTCATTTCGAGCGAGAAGAACCCCACCGGTTTCTTTTCCACGTCGGCAATGTGCAGGGCGATCTGCAAGGCCAGCGCCGTCTTCCCGCCGCCGGGCCCGGCCGCGATGATGATGTATTCCGCGGGCTTGAGCCCGCACAGCATGTTGTCGAGGAAGTTCAGCCCGGTGCCGTGCCCCTTCATCTGCTTGCGCCCCTGCCGGAACGATTCCAGCTCGGCGATGATGGCGGGAAACTCGTCGTAAACGGGCTTGGCCGCCGCCTTGGCATCCTGCACCGCGAGGTCCATGGCCGCGGCGCTGAAGCGGTTGGCCAGCTCCATGGCGTTGGTGCAACTGTGAACCTGCTGGATCATGGCCACACACTCGCGCTCCATCCGCCGCAGCAACCACTTGTCCGCCACGATGTCGGTGTATTGCCCGACGTTCACGGCGCTCGGCACCGCGTCGCACAGGGCCGACAGCGCGGCGAGCCCGCCCACTTCGTCGAGCTTGCCCGTGTCGCGCAGCCGCTGCTGCACGGTCATCAGGTCAATCGCCTTGCCCTCGTCGCCCAGCGCCACGAGCGCAAACCACAGCTCACGATGCCGCAGGTCGTAGAACGCCAGGCCATCCAGCCCCAGCTTCTCGATCACCACCGGCAAGGCATCATTCGGCGACAGCAGGCAACACCCCAGCACGCCCGCCTCCGCCTCCGGCGAATTCGGCGGCAGGCGGTCGCCCGCGGCCGGGGTCGCGCCGCGCCGCGACGGGGCAGGGGTCGCTTGGTCGAAATCACTCATGGGCATTTGAATCTGCGTTCGCACGCCACACGATGGCTGAATCGTTCTTCGCAGCTCTCTTTGTGCGACAAACGCCACCAAACAAGACCTTGCCGCCCTCAACGATTGTCCATTCCCAAATCCGGTCGTTCTTCGTGATGATAATTTCTCGTTTCATGTTTGTGCGCGGGTGCCCGGGGTGATTCAGGTCGGGGGTCATACATCGAAACGGAATTCCTCCATCTCACCGGACAGCAGCTTGTATTCAGCCGCGTCCGTCGATTCCGGGTCGGGGTTGCTCAGATCAAGCGTGGCAATATCAATCCCATTCTGAGTCATCCACTCCAACAGCCGCTTGGGGAACAGGATTTTAACATCTGCGTTTGACGAGTCCGTGCAGACGTAGATCAGATCATCAGTGTTTAGCTTCATTGGTTTCCTTTAGGTGTAAAATTTCCCATGCGAGAGCAGCCACTGCTGGAACCTGTCCGTTTCCAACGACTCTAATGCGGTCCAACCAACTGGCCATCCCATGACCCATTCCGGCAACTCGGGGCAATAATCCTGACCCGAAATCAAAACCTCCACCCGGTCCTTCACTTCCACAGTTCTCGCATCCGTAAGCCCCTTGAGCGTCGTCAAAGACATACCCGCAGAACGCACAAGACTGAAAAGAAGCATTGGTAGCCGGTCCAGCCGTGTCTTCCCATCCGTTCGCTCCGTCCCCATTCCGAAAGTATCCTTCCAATCTCGGGCTGTTGGTGTCGGCAGCGTAGAACCAAAGCCGCTCGCGTTTGTGATACAATCCCGAACTGTCAGCTCCCAGGACGATCCAGCGTGATGCATACCCGAGCGAGGCAAGTCCTTCGATAATTCGCCCCAGTCCGCAGGTTCGTAACGCCGGGCTATTTTCACCGAATACATGGGGAGGGCGAACCTCGCCAATAATCCGCAGGTTCTCCCTCCATAAACCGGATCGCTCTCCCTCCAGCCCGTCGCGTCCCCACATTGCTCTTGCAACGCTGATGTCCTGACAAGGAAAGCCTCCCGATACCACGTCAACAAGGCCGCGCCAGGGTCTTCCGTCGAAGGTTGTGACATCATCCCAAACTGGAAAAGGCTCAAGCATTCGGTCGTTCTGTCGCGCCAGCAATACGTTGCGGGCATATCCGTCTCTTTCAACGGCGCAAACACAGCGCCATCCAGAGAGGATTCCACCAAGAATACCGCCACCAGCGCCTGCGAATAATGCCAGCTCATTCAATGGGTTCCTTTCCTGCCTTCCTGCCTTCCAAATTCTCCGCCGGCTCCGCGCTCGGCTCCGGCGGCACGCGGGACATCCACGCGCCGCGGGCGGGCCGCCCCAGCCGGAACAGCCGTTCGCGGCCCCGGGGCGAGATCAGCCGCAGTTGCCCGCCCGCATTGCGCCACCGCCACCGCCGCGCCTCCGGCTGCTCGGGATCGGTCCGCACCGTGACCACCCCGAAACTCACCCGATGCCATGTCGGTGCGTCCTTCATGGGTCACTGAGGGTCTCCTTCAGGTTCGCTGTTCAGCGCCTTTTCGCGCCGCTCCAGCGCCCGCCACCTTTCATCCAGCGCGGCCTGCTTTTCGCGTTTCCACTTCCGGTCCGCGTCCGTCACATCCCCAAACCCACCGTTGGTCAGGGCGTCCTGCGCCTCTTGCAGCTCTCGCCGCGCTTTTTCACAGGCTTTGCGCTCGTTGATCTGGTCCGCCACCCGGTGCCCGCTGGTTGTCGGAATGGATTTTTCGGCGCCGTTTTTCGCCATCGCCTTGGTGAACTCGGCCCGACGCACCGGATTCTGCCAGTCGCTGAGCAACGCCCGGCGCCAGTATCGCGGCCAGCCGATGGCCCGGCCGTCGTAGTCGGCGATCCGGGTGGCCGCGAAGTCGGCGGGAATCGGCCCTTGGGCGACCGTGGCGCAGTAGGCCAGGACTTCCTCGCGGCTCGGCAGCTCGGGGCCTTGTTCCCCGGCCCCCTTGGGGGGTAGGGGGGATTTCTCCAACT